GGTTTTGCGATTAGTGGTTTTGACATCTTCTTCCATTTCTATTAATTTTGTAATCTTTTTGAAATTACTTTGTTTATCTACTATAACATTATAGATAACTTTTTGATACTTAATTGGTAAATCCAAATGAATACTGAACTGTGGCCCAATGGTTTCGTTGATAACTGTATCGTTACCAATCATACCTACAAAGGGAATCTTGTTCCAGTATCCAAAGACTCGTTGACCAAATTCATATTTAGGTTCATAACGATTTTCTTTAAAGTATTCTGCTTGATTTCTCATTCGTATACCTTCCAGCATTTGTTTTCATCATCCCAGTGGCGAGTATCATGTATACCCGCATGACATTCCCAACCGAACAATCCTAGTTCAATATTAATGCCAGCATGGTCTTGCATGATAGTATATTGAAACTCAAACCTAAATAGATTTTCAGTTTTAAGAATTTCTAGTTCCCACCATTTGTTTTTAGTGATTGGTTTTGAATTGTTCCATACATTCTCAAAACGATCACTAAACGGATTGCGAATGTTAAGATTGAGATAAATCATTCTTCAATTCCGAAATGTTCTTTAATCGTTCTTTGTAGTCGTCCATTGGCATACATTCTAAAATCAATCGGAATTAGTTGAATGTGTGCCAACTCCATATCTTTTTTTAGTGTTGATACACATACACTAACAATCAACTCGGCGAACCTTTCATTGTACATTTCAAACCAAATATCAGCACCAGCATCATCGTAGGTGTTGGCATAATTCGCAGCATGTGTAGCAATTTGTTTAATTCGTTCGTTCATTCTTCCTCCGAGATATCAATATCAAAGTGTTTAGCAATGCGTTCAGCATCACCATCAGTAAAACATTGGTCTATACATTCTAGTATAAGTTGTTCAGCAAACTTTTTCAAACTGAATGCATGATTATGTAACCCGTTTTGTCCAGGAACAAGTACCATTGATTCTTCTGCTATGTTTTCAAATCTATCGTTCATTCAAAACTCACTATAAAAATAAAAAGAGCAATATAAGGATGACCTGTAAAAAAACTAACCATTGCTAAAATAGTACCAAAGAAAAGTTTATCGCTCATTAGGGTCTTTCTGGTAGCAAGGTATACATACTGCGTCAAACTTTGGTCCCATGCATGGATATATCGCACCACTGCAATACTTACAAAGTATAAATGCTTGTGTAACTACATACCCTTTTGGCGGTGCATACAAGGGATAAAACCCTTCTTCACGCTCAGTATACCCAATTAGTTCTCGTTCATCATCACTCATTTTATATCTGCCAAAATGTTTAGTAGGTGCTCTTGATCTGCCCAGGCTTTTTCTTGATCAATGCGAATTTTTAGATAACGACGGATGTGATCACGGTTTTCCCAAATAAAGTTTTCATATCTGGCTAGTGTTGTTTTACAACCATCACAGTCATAAACAAATTGATGACCGCCTAGATTAATGTATCCAATACTTTCATAGTCGTTTTCTTCATCTTCTTCTGGTGTAACACTATGATCCTTGCCGCATGAACAATGTACCCAGGGACCGCCGCCACCCAAGCCAGTATCCCACATCATTTCACTAGCTTCACCATCTTGTCCTCTAATATATTGTGTCATTCTTCAACTCCAAACCTAAATATGAATCTACTTCTGAAAATCCCCAGATAATATTCCAATCTTTGTAAAATTCAGATAATCTCATGTCGCCATCACATTTAATTGATGCAGTCTCATCTGTGAATACAAATAACTCGTGAATATCACCTGCGGGATCAATAACAATAACTGTATATACTTTCATTATTCTTCAACTCCAAAATGTTGTTTCAATGCTTCTGCGAATCGTTCACTTGGTTTGTAGTTAAGATTAGCAGGATCACGCTGAGATAAACATACACGGGCGCATTCCTTGACAATCAACTCGGCTAACTTTAAATCCCGTGCTTTAAGCAACTCAGGAGTAAGTTCTCCTTGATTCAATTCAAGGCCTTCTGCATAGTCAGATGCTTGGTTTGCAAATGTGCGGATGATATCCTCGTTCATTCTTCAACTCCGAAATGTTTCAACATATCTTCTGGTTCAGGATGCCAGGCATTGTTAGCGTCATCATAACCAGAATTCTCGTCCATAAATTTAGCACATTCCCGCACAATCAACATGGCGAACCTTATTTCTTGTTCAGTTGCCGCTGTCCCATATATCTGTTTAGCAAGTTCTTGAATTCGTTCGTTCATTCTTCAATTCCAAAATGATTCTTCAATACATCGCCAATAATATCACCACCATAGTCATCTACGTGAGCCGCAATACATTCCTTGACAATCAACTCAGCGAATTTCTCTAAATCTGCAAGAGTGCATTGTACACCAGAAGGTGGGGAAGTCTTTATTACTGGTACAATTCTAATACCCGCATCTTTTGCTACTTTTTCAAATAGTTCGTTCATACAACCTCCACTACAATATATTTGCTATGTGGATAATTCTCAACAAGCCACTCAATCATACCTTCTTCGTAAGGTAGAAATACATTATTATATTTGTTAGTGATATACTTACGCATCAAGTTGACTCTTAAAATAAGTTAGTTGGTCAATTAACTGTTGTGCACCGGCAGCATTCATAGTAAGCGTGGTATATCCCATTGTAAAGTCTAAACGGTTATCGTCAGTCAACCCAAATGTATAATATGTTTTATGTGGCTCAGGTTCGGGAGGTGCTACATAGGATGTAGGGAACTTGACTACATTAGAAGGATCACGTTTCTTAAAAAAATCAAAAATCATTATTTACTCCAAAAATACTTATGAATCTTTCTAGCGCCGCGAGTGTATTCATCCATTGCTAAGTCACTAGTACGGCATTCTTCTGTCCACAACGCATGTATACATTCCTGTACAACCAACTCAGCTAACTTAGTAGCATGTTCCACACCCATCCATTTGCCGCTTGTATCGGTTCCTGCAACCTTCATCAACTCTTTAATTTGTAAGTCCATCATCAATTCCAAAATGTTCTAAAACACCACCGGGTCCATCATATGCCAATGAGGAACATTCACGGATCAATAACTCGGCAAACTTTTCTAAATCCGCAATAGTACATTCTATGCCGGAAGGCGGGGAAGTCTCTATTACTGGTACAATTCTAATACCCGCATCCTTTGCTATGTCTTTGAATAGGTTGTTCATTTCAATACTCCTACATAAGGACTGTTAAGCCAATTTGAATACTGTGTTGAGTTATCACTGATTTTCTTCAAGTCATACTTCCCACAGAATTTTAATAAATGACTACCCACTTGAGGCACAACTGTTGTACGCACACCCTCACGAATGTTTGTATCTACTGACAGTTTAACTTCTTCAGGTTGTGCTGTCAAGTCAATAAGAATACGATTACGTTCATACGCATCACGCACACGGACCTCAACACCATCGTGATCAGTCCAGCGTTGTAACATCATATTGTTCCAATCGAATCCCATTTTGGTCCGGTCAGCAAATGCCTCAACAAGTCCTGCTTTCTTGCTTGAACCTTTCTCACGCACACCGGGATAAGCCGAAAATACATTGTCAGACGAATCACCACGCATACATTTCTTAAATAGCAAATATTGTGGATCCTCAAGCAGTTTAGGCTCTTTAGTTTTCTTATCTTTGATCGGACGATCTTTTTCGTCAAAGTAACCTTCAAGTGTGATAAGTTCACCAGTCACACCATTGTACTGCTTCACGTTAGGAGTAATTAATTGCAGGTAGTCTGTGTCTGTTGAAATTATATAGTGGGTGTCATCCGGATGCAAGTGAATGAAACGTGCAATCAAATCATCGGCCTCTGCTTTAGGATCACGCAGGACACTTACATTTGTTTTCTCTTTGAGGTAGGTCGTGAAACTTTCATAGGTGTCCCAAAATAATTTATTTTCTTCAACCTCAGCCTCAGTCTGAGACATAGTATCTACTACGCGGTTCTTTTTATAAGGAGCATAGAAGTCCTTACGCCAGCTACGCCCCTCCAGGCAAAATACCACATGATCAATTCCAAAACGTTTAACGATTTGATTAGTACTTGCTAGTGTAAGATGCAGTGCTAGACCCACTTTCTCCCAAGCATCACTATTACGTGATGCAATGTGTCGGGCACGAAAAAAAGTATTTGCAGTATCAATGAGGGCGTATTGTTTTGTCATGTGTGTATTATAGCAGTATATTTAGATAAAGTCAAACCCTAAATTAACCGAATGTATATGTATTCAGAAAATCTTGTTGACGTTGTGTTTTGAGCATGTGTACGTTCGGGCAAGTAGTGGCATGATTAGAAGGATCATTGTTATAACGATTCCCATCAATATGATCTACTTGCAGAGTAGACTTCCAGTGTTCAATAAAATCACCTAATGTGCTAGTATCGTCTCCGTATTGATTGATGTATCCCTTAATTGCTTGTTCAAGGCAAGCACCACCGCAGGCTTCACAATAGTCTTTGCGAAATAGTTTATTTAGTTGTCCATTGTCAAAAGCAAGTCGTAGACCTGATACTAATTTTTTAGGATCCTTGTTACCAAATACACCTTTCAAAATATAGTCGATTCCATCAAGCATTTCAAATGTATCTTCTGTGTAAAATTCTTCCACTAGTTGCATTAATTCAGAATCTTGAGGCAAAATAGCAAAAGATGTTGACATTAGTGAATAGTACGAACATACCAATGATTTTACATCATCGGACACTTTCATTTTACGAATGAATTCAATACCCAAATCATGATCTCGGAAGAAGGGCAAACGGCAAGTACGTGCAACAAATTGAGTATAGCTGTTATGAATCTTCTGTTGAGCAGGAATCTTGCATACAACTGCGGTGAGCAAGCGAGGAATATTAATACCCATCTTACCTGAATCCACTACTACCATCACTAGCGGTTTGTTAATATACGCTGGACTATTTGCCAGTTTAATACCGTCACTCATACGTTTTATTTTCTGACCATCAAAGTGTTTTTCGTCTGAGGTAGAAACAAACAATACTGCATTCATACGTTTCACAAATGCTTTAATGTCTTTCATTACTGAATGCATTGGAATACCATTAACTGCATCCTTGCGGCCCAAACTTATGATAATACCCGGCATCATTTTGGGAATCGCTGATGAAATGCTATTCCAAGTATCTTGTGGAATCAAAGTCTGTTGAGTTATAGCTTCACTTACTTGCCAAGCAAATGTTTTATATGCGGCTTCTAATGTCTTATGCAAATCGTCACGATTACCGTGATATTCAAATTTAGTAAATGCGTTTGATTCTTTGAATTTTGGCATTATGGGCAATTGAATGTACTTGTCAGCACCAACTAAAGTTTTCATTCGTTGTGACTGTGTAGGTGTTGCAGTCAAATGAATGATAACGGTACCGCAGTCCATCATAGCAGATTGCATGTCAAACCACTTTGGATCCCAATTGTTATTAGTAGTACCCTGATCTGCTTTTGTCGTAGATGCATCGGGTACACCCAAACCGCGGTGAGCCTCATCATTAAAGATAAGGTCCGGCAGCATCAATTCAAATTCATTAGATTTAGCAGGGTCAAAGTCTTGATATAGACCATACATAAACTGCGTAGTCATAAAGAAATAACGAATGTCGCCTGGCAAATCAATATCATTTTCCAATGAGTATTTTAATTGTTTGCTATCATAGACTTTTACTAGCTTGTTTCCAATATAAGTATTATCATATTTCATCATACTTTCTAGTGGCTCATCAACACATTCCTGTGAAGGTGCCGCAAAGAAAATATTGTTGATTTTTTTAAATTGCTGTGGAATTAAAATAGCAGTGTAGTTGGTAATAGTAAAACTTTTACCACTGCCTGTTGGTGCTTGAGCAACAATAGCTTTTTTCGTAGTTGATTTGAGTACTTTTGCAATTTCGCTAATAATATTATCAACTAGATATTGTTGCTGTAGTGGCTCGATATCAGGAATAGAGATTTCATCAACTGCTAATGCTACTGACGTTTTATTGCGTTTCATACGTTACCTTTAGTTTGTTTAAAGAATTACTATTATAGAGCCAAAATGATTTACTGTCAACAATTAGTTTTTGTACAAGATTGCAGTTTTGGGATATTCAACACCTGCGATACCTTGCAGTAATACTGGGTTACCGTTTACCTTGTAGATAACATAGACATAGTGATGATCTACGTAACTCTTACCCGATTTCTCACGATAGCCTTCAGGAGCATAACCAGCAAACTCAGCAATGACTGGTTCGTTAACAAACTTCTTAGTTTCTTGGTCAGTCCAGACGTAGGATACACCATAAGTAAAACCACACGCAATACTAGAAACAAAGAAATAAACAAAGAATGATTCTGGTTCGTGAATCATGGAAGCGATCAAACTGAATACACAAAAGCATACAACGAATGCAAATCCTATATGATCAACTGGAATATCTGCGAGTGGTTGAAAACTATACATTATTAGTCTCCACGAATCATTACAAGGGTCTTGCCAGCCATAGCAGGATACTTAACACGGTCTGACTCGCTGGTATAATCAAGAACATCACACGATTCAATGTCCACAGGAACCATGCTCATGTAGCGTTCATAACCACTGCTCACCTCAACACCGCACTCTACCTCTGCGTCTTGAGGGAGAGTACTCATCCACTCGATCATTTGTGCTACTGTAGTCATTGCTGTTCCTTGATGTTTAAGTATGTATTATATACCCAAAACCATTTAATGTCAAA